TATTTAATGCCGCCAAGAAGAATAAGTAGATCTTTATCTTCAAGTTTAGTTACATCAGTTATATTTGTTCTGTCACGATTTGGGACCAAGAACTCAGTCTTGATCATTTTGCGCCAGTTAATGGAACCGTCATCATTAAAATGGTATTCAACGCCATCAATGAGACCATCAGAGTTTCGGACAAGTTTTTTAACAGTATTCACATAGGTATACTATGCGGCAAAGGTAGACTTATCAACTCTAAAAATCCAAAAATTTTCTACTTCTTTCCAAAACTCTGGGCAATCAATAACTGGTTCCGCAAGTTGCTTGGCTTCTTGTCCATTCTTTAAAGAACATTCGCTCAAATAGATTTTTTTGTTACTAATTAATCGTTTATTAGACTTATAGAAAGTATTAGAAGTGTATTCAATCCCAGTCTTTTGTTTAAGATTAGTCGGCATTTCGGTAATATGTTCTTGGTCAAGATACTTAAGTTTTATATTTTCTAAAGCTTTACCGGTTAAATAAGTAAATAGTTGATAAGAAATATTGTTATGAGATAAGAAGTTAGCAAATTCAATATCGTTATCTTCTTTAATTTCATAAAAAATTCTTCCAATATTCTTTTTGTTACCAAGAAGTGCGCTTGGAGAGATAGCCTTATCTGTTATAATGAAACATTGGCAAATTTGGAGTTGCTCGTTAAGAAACTTTTCATTATGTTCTAAATCCATTCTAACGATAATATTATTAGAATTAAATTGTTTTGGGTCAACTAGCTGATTAGGAACCATCTCTAGCCTCATGTTGTTGTATTCTGAGCCAAAGAATAAAGTTTTAATAGAATTATTATGAGGTATCTCAAGAAGATTTAAGATATTATTAGCAATTGTTTCTGGATTTATTTTATTGATCGTCTTTGGGTTTTCATCAAAAGAAAAATTAGGCTTAGTATTCCTTTTTGGTTCAAGGAGAACATGATCTTTAGGGTCACCAAAAAATGGTTTTACACAGTTTATGTGATTGTTTGAATAAAGAGCGAGTATTTTTTTCCCATATCCAGAAGCAATATGAGTTGGGAAGCTGTCGGCTCCAAAATGGAGCATGGAGTCTCTCAATACAAAAGCCGTTTGATTAAGATTAGTAAGACCGAGTAGGCTTAAAACGCCGCTGTAAACTTTTTCTTTATCTTGACCTAATTGAATGATCTTGATGCCTTTTTGATCTAAGACTGGAGAAATAAGATTAATTACTTCTTGCCAGTAATCATAAGTCTTTGAAGGTTTTGAACTTGGATGAAATGTTATATATTTGTCAGCAGTTATTGGGAAAAACTTTTCGTAAATATAAGGTTTTTTAATTTTGACACCAGAGGTCAAAGAATATTGCTCTAAAATGTGCATATTATTTAATATCGAATGTGATCTTATCTTTACCGTTATGAAGATAATTTAACATCTTTTGTGTTCCTATATGAGGCAAAAAGGCTATCTCAAAATATCCATTATGATTTCCATGTCCTTCTAACCATAGCAAACTATCCATTTGAGGAATATATTCTAAAACTCTATGGATATAAGGATTAGCTTCTAATATAGAAAAATATTCTTTCTTTGTAGCAAAATATAAATTATACTCAGGGTAAGTTTCTTTTATTGACTCAAGTAAAGAAGTACATAAATAAATATCTCCAATACTTTCAGGCATTACAAATAAAATGCGTTTCCCTTTATCGTTAGGATCTAAAATTTCTTCAAAATCAATCTTTCGATTCTTTTGATTTTCTTGTGACGCTACTTGTCTAAAATAGTTCTCAACATTTTGTCTAGTCTCTCCTTCAGACAATCTCTTCATCCAGTGCTTAAAGCCGTCGTCATTTTCATTGACTTGAGGCATCTTAAGGATATTGTGATACATGAATAAAATCCACTCAGCATTATCTGGTATAGTTGGAATAATAGCGTTTGGATTTTTTTCTTCTTCCTTTAAAGAAAAATCATAATTAGTAAAAGGAATAGAGTCTATATAAGATTCAAATATTTTACCAATTACTGGAGTAGAATAGTTTTGGATAGCCCATTGCCTAGCCTTTTGACCAATCTTTCTACGCTCCGCTTCAGGCATCTTATATGCCCTGTATAGTTCCTTAGCAATGGAATATGGATAGGTAGAAGCTTTTCTAAACTGTGTACCATGCTCTCTATACTCTGACCATTCAAGAGGAACAGAAGCAGCTTCAGGGTGGCACATGTCCTCTCCACAGCTATAATTTGTAACGAGAGTTAAGAGTTCACAATATTTTGCTTCTTGGATAGGAATTTCTTGCCCACCAGAGGTAAACGGATGGCAGTAAACATCCATCAAATTATAAATCTCGCATAACTGTTCTTCTGAAACTCCAAATCCAGTACTCGTTGTGGAGCAACTTTTCTCTGATTTACAAGTTGGACAATTTAATTCTTGCCCTTGAAATGGGGTTACAAAGTAATTTTTACATTTATTGCAGACATAAGTAGTAAGAATGTCTTTCTTGTCTATCTTATATTCATCAGCAAGTTTATGAATATCCCAACCTTCGCTCCAATGAGTGTGGAGTAGTAGTTTAGCATTTTTGACATCAGGATTATTTTTAACAAAATCTCTGAATCCTTCAAGAAGATTAGGGACAGATTTACGAAGTTGATTTCTAAAAACGAAACCAACAATAAACCCATCAAGAAGGCCAAACTTGCCTCTTAGCTCTCTCCTCTTCTCTGCTCCTAAATAACCAAACTTTGAATGATTTACTGGTCCATGCACTGTTCTGGCATTATTGATACCAATTTTATGCATTTCTTTTGTAGCAAATTCACTCCAGATCCAATACTGTGAAGTCTTTTTCGCCTGATTAATTGCTTCATCATAAATGGGCAAAGAATCAAGAGTAACCCAAAGCAAAGAAGTGATATTCTTATACCAATGTTTATTATAGTATTGAGTGAATGCCCAAGGGTCTTGTGCCCCGATCCAAAGATCAGGTTTCTCTTCCTTAATTACTTGATCAATATAGTACGAGCCATAAGAGACATCTCTTGCGAGAGTTTGATCAGCATTAATCCTATTGATGTCATTAGGATCAGTAGGAACGCTTCCAATACTCTTCCAAGGAGTTTTAGCTAATATGCTTGCGCCAGCTTGTGTTCCAGCACAATAATGGACAATATCATACTTACCAGTATTATATAAATATGATACTAATTCCTTAGCTGCTCTACCAAACCCAGTCTTGGCTAAACACCAATCGGTTTGGATTACTATTTTTTTCTTTCGCATTAGAAGATTAGTTCTTCAGCTTGATCCTCTGCCTCTGTCTGGGTAGCTACTTGAGACAACTGAATCTTGTTATACACCGGCTTCTTGGCTGGAGCTTGCTCTCTTGGAGCAGATTCTTCCGCTGGTGCAGAGTCCTCACTGTTTTGAGGATGGAAGGTGCTCTTAATGAACTCTAGCAAGAAAGCCTTAACCATAACGGCTTCTGCATAAGTAAAACCAATCAAGAAGCTGACCTTGTTAACTGAATCTCCCTTTTGCTCCTTTGCAGCATTGAAGGAATATCCAATCTGATTATTATCTCTGAGATAAGGACAGAGTTTGCCCATTGCATTTGAATTAGGAGCAGTGTGATAGAACTTATATTCTGAATTGCGATCAATCGCGTCTACCATCCCTGCTGCCTCTACTGCATTAAACTTTATTACAGTGGTCTTTTCTGGGTTCTTTGCGTTCTCACGAAAAGAGCCGAGCTTCTTGGCTTCATTCCAAGAATGCTGCTTGATGAAGTTGACAAACAAAGAAGTTCCCTTTGTCTGAAAAGAACAAGCGGTTCCAGTTACTTTTGCATTACCTTTATAAAATTGTAGGTTCATTCAGACATTATTTTGCCTGAAAAATGCCAAAATATCAATTATTTTTTTCGGCTTTTAATTGCGAAAGTTTTGTGTAAACAGTGTGAGTTTGAATAGCTACGGTTCTAGCAAAAACAGAGTCTCCAAACTTTTGCCCTACAACGATAACGATATCCTCTTCTTTGGGCATTTTATTATTGAGACTTTGCATTTCATCAATCTTATCAGCAAAGATCATTGTATTTATTGTAGCAGTTTCATCAGAGATTTGCATCTTGAAGTACCTAGTCTTCTTTTCTCTAGAGACTCCAGACTTGCATTCTTGAATGGTGCCTATAAATGATACTTCGTCTTTCTCTCCGAAGTCTGCAATGTCTTTAATATAAACAAGATCATCTTTCTTTGAGATGAAGACTTCTCTTAATTTATTTCTAACACTATACCCAATAATAGAATTCTCATAGAACCAATTTGCAAAGCTTTCTGATTTACTATTGATCTCGTAAATCTTTTTATAAGGCTCTGCTTTAGTCCTGAGAGTTTGTAATCTTGATTCTTTGATGTAAGGTTTACTTTGAATGTCTTTGCTATCCTTCATATGTAGAAGGATTTTAACTAAGTCGTACTCGAAATTCTCTGCAAACAGTTTTGCATTAACTTTTTCCTTATTAGTTAATATGTTCCAAAGCTGTGCTTCATATACTATCTTGCTTCTTGATTGCTTGAAATTGCCGTCAAGTGCCCCTGCTTGGATCAAGGCACAAAGGACTCCTATATTTAAATTTGCTTGAGAAGCAGCTTCAAAAATATCAAACTTATTCTTAAACTCTCCTCTAAATTGATTGACAGCTTGAATGGTTTTTTCACTAATACCTTTTACAGACAGCAAGCCGAATCGTATATTATCGTCTTCAATACAGAACTCGTCTTTTGATTTTAACAAATGTGGCGGCAAAAGTTTAATACCAAAATAAACTAGCTCCTTCTCTATTTTAGAAATTTCTCCAATTGGGTCTGGTTCATGCTTGCTCATTTTAAGAAGAGACAAGAAGAACTGCTGGGGGTATTTGAATTTGAGATAGACAGTAATAGCAGCCAACGCTCCATAACTTACTGCGTGAGAATTGCTAGTGACTAATCCATTAGCATAAAAATTATGATCACTATGATTAACTTCAAGATCATATGTTTTTTGTACTCCAATTGATTTAATATTTTTAATAGATAATAATTTCATTTTACATGAGCTCAAGATTTGCCGGTACAAATTTTAGAAATAGTTGTTTGATGTAAATTATATTGCTGAGAAAGATTCTTTAAAGAGAGCCCTTCTTTTCTGAGTTTTCTAATTTCTTTTACTTGTACTTCGTTAATTTTTGCTACATTATGATTTTCTCCCTTTCCAACATAGGCTAGTAGGTGTTTAAAACTGGGTTTTTTTAATCCATTTCGTAATGCGTGAATATTGTTTTGAGATATAGTAACCCATTCAAGATTATCAGCGTTGTTATCTAACTTATTTCCATTTTTATGGTTTATTACTGGATGTGATAGGTCATTTTCAATGAAAGCTAACCCCACTAATCGATGAACAAAATATTTCTTTTTATTTTTGTCCTTTATAAGTAGCACTTTTTTATACCCATCACGGTCAATTGATCCTTTCATGATTTCTCCACCGTAAGTCCTATTTTTAAATTTTCTGCTTAAGCTTTTTATATTCCCATTATTAGATACTTGATATAACCCTTCATATCCCGGAACATCAAGAAAATATTCTTCTTTTTCGTCAAAGACTATTTTGTTATCGTTTCCGATAATTTCTTTAATAGAAAGCATCTTGCCATTACTGCATAGGAATTTATGATCTAAAGAACATTTGATTTTTCTTCCATCTTCCATTTCTATTTCGAATAGCTCTTTTGATCCTACAATGACATCATTCACTCGGACAAAATGATTACTATTATTATTAACATCATAGGCTTTAACAAATTCACCAATTTCAACATCTTTTATGTTTTTAATCCCACTTTTTGTAACAACCGGAGTCTCTCCATGAAGACACTTATTGAAGCCATAGTCCGCACTAGCCACAAGAATTTTCCAATAAAATTCGGCAGATTTTGGGATGTTTAATTTAGCTCCTTGATCAAGAATAATCTTCTCAAATTGAGCCATCTCTTCGCGTTTCTTTTTCGCGCATGCGCGTCTAATTAATTCAGCTTCGTCCAAAGATAATTTAAATACAACGTGAGCTATTTGCATGGCAGTTTCTTGGAATAGAATACTGCCGCCAGTTTTAGATAGAATATCTTTTAATTCTTGAGATTCAATATCTGGCAATTCAATTTGATTATGATTTGTATACTTGGAGTAAGATTCAACGAAAGAAAGACTAGAAGGTCTGCCCAATGCTAAGACAGCACTTAACTGTTCTAGATTTTTAGGCTTTACTTTTTGGCAGACTTTAAAGTTAGTTTCTGCTTCAATTTGGAAAAGACCATGAGGTAATTTAAAATCCTGCAATTGCTGGTAAATAAAAACATCATTTACATCAATATCCTCATATCTAATACCAAGTGATTTACAAACGTCATCAACGACAGAAACGCCTCGTAAACCAAGTAGATCAAGCTTGATATTATAAGCAGTGACATTATTCATGTCGTAACTAGAAACGATCTGCTTATCTGAAGATAGTTCTACTGGACAAGATTCTTCAAGAGGAGAGTGAGCTAGGAGAAGTCCAGAGGGGTGAACGCCTTTATTCTTATTTAAGTTTTGAAGTTTAAGGGCGATTTTATAAACTTCATCATTATCGCCAACCCATTCAGTAAACTTTTCGCTCTCTTCTATTGCTTCTTCAAGACTTTTAACTTGTCCGAAAAGCTTGGGAATATAAGAGGAAACATCATTCATCTCGCTCTCTTGCTTCTCTGCAACAACTTTGCCAGATTCTTTTATGCAAAGTTTGGAGCTTAGAGTGTTAAGAGTAAGGATTTTAGAAGTCTTACCTTTAAATTTTTCTTCAAGATAAGCTATTACCTTGTGCCGATTATAATAACAGATATCAAGATCAACATCAGGAAATAGCGAGCCATCAAAATAGGTTATTCCATCAATGACCGTCTTCTTTGCTCGCGCTTTGGAAATAAAACGCTCAAAGAATAATTCGTATTTAATGGGGTCAATTTTGGTTACGTCAATGAGAAATAAGAGAAGAGAACCAGCGCAAGATCCTCTTCCGGGGCCAGTTGGGATATTGTTTTCTCTGCAATAATTAATTACATCCCAGATTAGAATAATGTAATCAATAAACTCCAACTCTTGCAAGATTTGTAACTCATAATTGATGCGCTCAATATATTTATTATATAAGTCATTTCCTTTTTCAAGATTAAGCTTACGGAAACCTTCTCTTGCTAAAGCCCTCAAGAAATCATAATTAGAGGTAGAAGAGACGAGGTTTAGCTTTGCTTTATGCCTTTGATCAATTTCAAAGACCGGCATCCTTAAGCCATGAAGACCGAGATCATACTTTTGGAAGTCTTTTACAAAATTCATATTGCTACTTGGAATTTGAGTTTGTTCCATACTTTAATATTTAAGTGAAGGTCGTTAAGTGCGTCGTGCAGGGTTTCGTAATCGTGATCTATGTTATGGTCTTTCCCAAGACTTGTAAGATTGGTTTTTACACCTTTTCTTCTTTCATTTAGTACTCGGTACTGATATTCAGTTAAATCCATTTCTTGGGAATAAGGAATCTCATATTTAACTCCTTTAGCAAGGCAATTAGTATCTATAATCTTATTTACTAAATGCTTCCATTCTTTGCTATACATTTTGTAATAATCCTTAATAAGATAAATATCAAAATTCAGGACGTTATGCCCAACAATATAATCGCATTTCTCTAGCCAGTCACAAATAGTATTAATAGCTTGGCTGGAATGGACTGCTATTTTATTATACTTATATTGGTCAAATCGGGTAATCTGTGCAGCTTCTTTACTGACGTTAATTGATTTATCCCATTTGATATAAATATCAGAAGTCTCTAGTATCTCATCACCTTTGACTCTAATCATGCCGCACTGCCAAGGTCGATTATTGATGAAACTAAGACACAAGTTCTCTGTTTCTAAGTCAATAAAAGTATAGACTTTATCTTTATCGTAACGAAGAAGATTTTCCATCATAGAGAATCCGCCTCCTTCCAGCTTTCAAAACTAAACTCTGCGCTACACATATGTTCAAGATTTGGTTTATTAAGAGTTGTTCTATTATTAATGCATCTAAAAGTTAGATACGATTTAAAGTCTTCTCTGGTATTGTAATAAATACTTTTAGCGTTTACTGTCTCGTATTGATCTGAACAGAATTTGAATACTTTATTTTTTATGATGCCATCGAATGGTAGATCATTGTCCTCAATAAAGAATGTCGGCTTTGTGAACTTTAATTCTGGGCAGCACAAGGAATAAGACATCGTATTATTAAATAAAAACGAGTCATAGAATGGAACGCATAATTTTAGGCTAGTTTCATCCCACTCTTCCGTCAAGGTCTTTTCATCTATCCTTGGTGTATAATAAAAACCATTTGTGGCGGCAATACTAAATATCTTAATTAGCTTCTTGTATCCGCTGCCATTTTTGGCAAAGATAATAATCTTGCTTGACTTCTTTAAAGATTCTTCACTCTTATCATCTATATCTGGGCAAAGGTCTAGCCTAAGTCCATAAAAAAATGGTATCTTAATTGAGCTAAAGTTCTTAAAAGCATCAAGAAAAGAAGACATATTTTCTTCTACTAAAAATGCTTGTTCTAATTTGTTTTCTTTGGTAATATCTATGATTGAGGAAGACCCTTCTTTTGAAGAAGAACCTGCTTTATCTAGAGTTAGAATTGACTTGCCTATGCTGTAATGACTTTTAAAAAGAGGTAATATTTTCATAAATAAGAGTTATCTCCATCTTGGGCAACCTTCATACTTAAATTTTTTAATGACTTGCGTTTCATCTTTCTTGGCAGCTTTGGCTTCTTCTGCGGTAAAAAAGCTCTTCACAAAGTTTCCATCTTTATCATAGATGGAATAATACCACATTGGATTCTTGAATGGACAAACCCAAGTTGCTCCTGCCTGACAAAGCCACTTGCTCTTAACATCGTCTGCCGCAAAGTTTTGGCAAGCATCATTTTCGGAAAAATTGCTGACCTTTTCGTAAAGGTGCTTCAGATAAACTTCAAATCCAGCTAGTTCATCATCAGTAAATTTAACTGGCTGAATGGGTTCTTTTGGAAATCTTAGAAAAACAAACTCTACTTCTGGATCATATTCAGGCCAATGAATTTTAGAGGCAATGGAGTAAAGCATCGCCTGTACATTAGCAGTTAGCTCTTCGCCTTTGAATTTAGTTTTGCTAGACTTATAATCTCTAATCTTTGACTTCTTTTTCTTCTTATAAAGGATTGGAAGGTCAATAAAGCCTCTTGCTTTGTATCCATCTCTTTCTATTTTAAATTCAAACTCTGGATTTTGAATGGTGCCGCCCTCTGGGAAGAAGTCGCTCTTCAACCCGACAAGAATCATTTTATTGATTAAAGCAAGATCCTCTGGATTTTCAATCTGTTCTCGTCTGGCGTGTTTAAGGACAAGTCTAGAAATTGGCTCACAAGACATTGGATCGCCTGAAGAAATAATCTCCTTAAATCTCTTCTTGTGTCTAGGATTGAGGAGTAGCTCAAATATTAAATGGCAGATAGTTCCACGTTTTGCGCCAGAGTTAGACTTCTCTGGAATATTTAAATGATACTTACAGTAATAAGACCAAGAACAAGTTTCAAGAGCTTTTATTCTGGAAGCAGAGAGATAGATTTCTTTCTTATCCATTGAATTCCTTCATATATAAGTCTATCTCATTTTTATACATTACTCCAAAATCTTTTTTGGGAGGCAGTTTTATTTTCACCTGTGACTCGTCGAAGAATGATAATAACTTATATCTAGCTGCTTTTGCGGCTTCATTCCCGGCAGAATTTTTCATCATGTCATTATTAAATGACACAATAACCTCTTCTACAGAGTTTTCTAATAAGTATTTTATGATTTTAGGAGAGATCGAAAGTCCAAAAGTAATAATTATGTTCTGGTAGCCAGACTGCCAAAGAGCAAGCATATCTCCAATACTTTCTACAAGAAATACTCTTTTGCTTTCAATTATAGCTTTCTTGTTAAAAAATACTGGGTAAACCCATTCTTTTTTTGCACCAAGATGTTTCCATTTGATAAAATCTTTATTATTAGAATTGATTAAAGATCTACCGCTAAACCCTACGATTTTGCCAGATGGATTGTAAATAGGAAAAACATATCTATTAATCATGTTCCCCTTGTTGGCAATACCACCCTTAAAAGCAGAAACTATTTCTTCTTTGACTCCTCTTTTGACCCAATACTCATGACTCTTAACGAGGCTTTGCAGCATGGATTCGTCATAGAATTTTACCTGTTTGATACAAGTCTTCTCTTGAACCGCCATTGGGACAAACCCAAATCTTTGATTCAGGACTTCATTTGCATGATTTAGATCAGTTAGATTAAGTGTGACTTGAACTAATTCACTTAAATTACCTCCTTTGCATAACTTATAATCATACCAATACCCAGTATTTTTATTTATTGCAAGCACTGTATCGTTATCAGAATTTCGATAGATTGGTCTAGTTCTGTACCATCCGCCGAAATCTTTAAGATTATGATAACCGATATTATGAAGTATTTCTTTAATGTCCATTATAACAAAGTGCCATCGTTAGGATTAGGGTCGTTCAGCGAAAATGTCTGACGCTCTCTTTCTATGATGTCTGCAAGAGAGCCTCTTTCTTGAACGCTGAAATTATTAATCTCAAAGTTAATAAAATTCTGAACATAACGCTCATCCCCATGCTCATTTCTTCTTCTGAGTAAATCTTGATGACCAGCAGCATTTTTTCCTTGGAATCTGCTTTTTAATGTAATGAGTTTATGGGTGCCAAAGTCTGGCGTATCGCGCTCTATCTCGTCAAGAGTTTTTCTTCGGAAAATTCCAACAAAGCTTGAGAACCATTGTAAGCGATCTGATAGGGCAATTGCGGAGCTATCATCAGTTACACCTCCAGCATTACGATTAAAGTTTTCACCTGCTCTATTCATTTGCATTGCCGTGAATAGGGGGGCATTTATTTCTTCTGAGATCTTTTTTAATTTATCGATCTTTTCACCGATAGCTTGGTATTCTGCCCAGTTTTGTCCTACTTTTTCGCCAGTAAGTTTAACGTAATCATAGCAAATAATTGCAGGATTGCCTCTGCCGACTTTACTATAATACCATCTGCGGATAAATGAAATAATTTCATCTATGCTTTTATTACCAACGCAATGATGGGTATATTTATATTTACTGAACTCTTTTAGAAACGATCTTACTTTTGTGACCATTTCTATGTTCTTGCGCCAGTTGCCGCTATCTATATACCAGAAAGGAACCCCTGTTCTCGCTGCCGCAATACGAAGTTTAACATCGTCTGAGAACATTTCTGTATCAAGATAAAGAACGTTAACGTTTTTGTTCTTTAAGTAAGCTCCAAGAGACATCTCAACCAAAAAGGAGCTTTTGCCTTGACCGGGGCGGCTGACTATTGCGTAAACATTACCATTCCTTAACCCGCCATAGAGTTTCGAAAACTCTGGATAATGTAATTGAATACCAACTTCATCTTGAATATTATTACCTTTTTCTTCGATGAAGCTTTCTATGTCATCAAATATGTTTCTTATCTCGTCAGTAGCATCAAAAGAATTAATCTTTTCACCATATATAGAGTCTACTTCAGCTATTAATTCATTGATATTTTTATCTGAATTGCCAGAAACTGTTTCTATTATCCTTTGCGCCATTCCTTTTATGTCGCGGCGAACAGATAGGTATTTTAATTCTTTAGCGTATTTAAGAGCAACTTCTCTATTAGAAGAAGGCAAGGAAAGGCAATCAATGTATTCATAAATATCAAGATCCTCTTGAAATGAAATACCAAGATTCTGTATCTTTTGAGCGAGGACGACTTTATCAATTTTCTCTTTTGAATTACATAATTGCCTTATGACTGAGTAAATAGTTCCATTAACATCATTAGTGAAATCTATTTCTGATATAAAATGATCTAAATCATAAAACGCTTCTGGGTTTTTAATAAGTGAACCCAGTAGACTTTGTTCTACCTTAATTGACGAAAGCTTCATTTAAATTAAAAGAGTTATTTGCGAGTTGGTCCATCATCTCCATCATCATCGTCATCTTCTTCATCTTCAGAAACCATCTTGATATTCTGAATTGTATTTTCTAAATTGATTTGCTCTACGGCATTTAACCAATTTATAATATAATAATGCATAGCCATTGCGTTCTGTGCATTATCAAATTTCGACCTTACCTCTGGCATACCGTTCTTGTCAAAAGTAAACAGCAAAAATCCACCTTGCGAGCATTCATCTATTTGTGATAGAATACTTTCTGGAAAATGGAATTCTTTATTTTTTGCCACAGTTTATATTACACTATCGATATATTAAATGTCTGATTTATATAATCATAAGTTAATTTATCTAAGTCTCTGGTCTCTAATTCAATTAGTGTAATACCATTTTTTTCAAGCCATTGAGATTTCTTAACATCTCTTTTGATTGAATTTAAGTAATTTAATCTAGAATTGTTATGAAAAAATTTATTAAAGGAAGAATGTTGATCGCCATTTACTTCAATAGCTATTTGCTTTGTGAAGTTTATAAAATCAACTTTCATCCTGCTGCCGAAAACGGGAAACTCTTCGTAACAAACATGGTGCTTCCAAAATGGTTTCAAGAATTGCTTAACTTGGAACTGAATCTTGGAGCGAGATGTTTTATCCCAATCTATTAAAAATTGCGAAACATTTTTGTTAATTATTCTACCAGTAACAGTATACAACCTCATTTTGATTGTACAGCTTTGAGCTTACTAAAGAGATACTTGGTAGCATCTTCATTTTCCTCAAGCCACTTTCTGAAATTCTCTCTACCCTGATGCTGCTTTGGCATTTCGATGTTATTATTCTTTAATTCTTCAATTAGAGAATCATCGACAGTAATCCAAGCTCCTTTAGCCACAACAAGATCCCACATTAGAAGAGAGTCAAGAATCTCGTACTCAACCCAGATACCAGAAGGCTTCTTCCCAAACTTAATCGGATATTGAATCAAAGTTTTTCTTGTGGCTTCGGTCGTTGACTTTTGAATCATGACTTTAGAGTATTTGCCAATTGGTTTACTCTTGCCATCATTCATTTTGCCACTTGGATTATCAAGAATATAGTCGCTCAAATTTGAGGTATTGTACTCAAGGATAAAATCAGCCCAATGGAGAAGAGCGTTACCACCGCTAAACATTCCTCCTCTTGGAGCAGTTTTTGCGTATTGATCGATTTTGATTTCAGAAGTAATCTGGCTAATTGCGATCATCAAATGCCCATGCTTGAACATTCCAATACTGAGAGATTGCAAAAGTTTTTTACTAATTACTTGAGTTCCTGCTACCTTGCTTGCATCTACAGGATTATTATCTTTATCTCTCTTCAAGATAAGACCATCCATTGAATCAATTACAAAACAATACCTAATATCTTCTTCATTATTAAGAACTAGATCTTTAATTACATTGATAATAAGATCATAAACATTAGATTCTAATATAAAAACTGAACCGTCTGTCCACTCTTCTGCGTTCGTGACGAACTTCATGCCGCACCTCTCTTTATTTTCTTTAGAGAGGCGACCCTCTGCTAGAATCCAAACGACTCTGCTCTTTGGAATTTCAGTTAGAAAGTTTCGGCAAATTTCTAGAGCTTGAGGAGTCTTGCCTTCGTTATTGGGTCCGCAAAGACGGATTAGGGAAGGAGTGATCCCGCCGCCAACTGCGGCATCTAAGAGAAGACTACCAGTAGAGATCTTCCAAGTTACAGCTTCTTGGAAATTAAAGTGATCTTCTTTATTTTCTTTAGTATTTAGGATTGCGTGTAGTCTGCTTGAAGCACTGGTTGTTGAGACTTTTTCTTCAGCTTGCTGTTTCGGAGGTCTTGCCATAATTAAGAAATTCTTTCAGAGTTTTAGGTTTTTTAACAACGTTTAAATCTTCGCCCACCTTGTTGCTCTCTTCATTATAGACCGTTGAAGTCTTTAAGTCAAAGCTTTCTTTGAGCTTTTCTTGGGACTCTTTTAGGTCTTTTTGCTGAAGGAAAAGTGAATATCTTTGTTTTAAAGATTTGATATTTTTCTGACTTGTTAAATAACCAAGATTAGAAACAAGCGGATATGGCTCTACCCATTCCCAAAATCCATGTTCAGGAAATTTTTTTAAAAGCCTAGCGGCAGCTCGCATGTCTCTAGGCCAGTTTTGTTCTTCTTTTCTTACAAATTTTTCTACAATTGTTTGTTGAATAGACATTAAATTTGATTGAGGTCAGACGCTGCCATGTTTTTTACTAATTGACGAAATGGCATTGCGCGTTAGATTTTAAAATTATTTATGTCGTACTTTACCATGCGCTCTACAAGGTTGTCAAAAGAAATTTTTGGTTTCCAACCTAATTCTTCTCTAGCTGGAGTTGAGTCTCCCAAAAGAAGATCGACTTCAGCAGGTCTGTAAAATTTAGGATTAATTTTAATCAAAACAGATGATTGAACTTCGTTTTTAATTGCATATTCAGTAGAAACGCTCATTTGTTCTTCTTGTCCGAGCCCATGCCACACTGCCTCAATACCAGCATGATAAAAAGACTTATTTATAAATTCTTTAATTGTGTGAGTCTCGTTGCTTGAAAGAACGTAATCTTTAGGTTTGTTTTGATTCATAATCATCCAAATCCCTTCCACAAAATCTTCAGAATCAGACCAATCTCTTTTGGCATCTAAATTTCCAAGTTCAATTGGAGCAAATGGTTGATTATTTTTAATAGCATGATAAATGCGAGCAACGCCTTTACTAATTTTTCTAGTTACAAATTCTTCTCCGCGTTTAATCCCTTCATGATTAAAAAGAATGCCGTGAACAGCGTACAAATGATAAGACTCACGATAAATTTTTACTAGATGGCGAGCGGAAGCTTTGCTCGCTCCATATGGGCTTCTTGGTCTTACTGGATGGAGAACGTCTTGTGGGCTATATTGAACATCTCCAAATTCTTCGCTAGATCCAGCAGAATAAAATCGGCATTTTGGTTGAAAACGGCGAACAGCTTCTAGGCATCTAGCAACTCCAGTAGCGTTAACATCAAAAGTTTGAAGCGGAATATCCCAACTGCAACCGACAAACGATTGAGCTGCAAAATTAATAAAATAATCGGGTTGAATGTCTCGCACAAGACCATCTATGCTTATACTGTCAGATAGATCACCATAAACTAATTTAAATCTTTCATTTTTAATAAACGATTGACAATTAACAAAATTTGGATTAGAAGTGCGGCGGATCATTCCAAAAATTTTTACCGTCGTGTTTTTTAATAGATATTCTACAAGATTTGCTCCATCTTGTCCGCTTATGCCAGTTATTAAAACTTTTTTTTCCATATATTATTTATTTTTTTTTATTATTTTCCTACACATTTCAATGAATTGTTCATTTGTCATTTCTTGTTTAGCGTAATTTATATTTTTATCTACCCATTGGACATTGTTAATAACATACCCTAAAGATGGATCGATTCTATCTAATGATGCGTTTCCATCATGAGTTTTTCTATTTGAATTAAATTTAAGATCTATTCCTGATAAAGCGCATTTATAATTTTGTTTTTGAAATAAGCTCCATATTTCATCGATGGTTATTTCAAATTGTAAATTTCTTGATTTAGCTCCTCTTTTTAGAGAATAAAAATAGCTCCCGCTTATTTCACCAATACCTTTCCATCTAGGATTATTAAATGTTTTTTGAAATTGTTGGCATCCACAGCTTTTATAATTTCCTTTATAGACATTGTGAAATTTAGCTTCAAATATTCTACCGCAATTAAAACATTGACACTCTATAAATAATCTTCCATTTCTTACGTCTAAAGATTTTAATATTTTTACGCCTCCAACTTTTTTGCCGATATAAGAATTTATTGTACTTTTTCTACCCATATAAATAAATACACTTTGTTTTTGTAGATAGAAAATATTTTTAAAAAGCATTTTTTAACAGATGTTCAGTCATTTGCGTCATCTTGTACAGAAATACCTGTAATAATTACGTTTTTCATGTTTTATATTCTGTTATTTTATTAGTGAAAAATTTATTTTGTAAAGCTATTTTTGCGTAATGACGCTCCATATTTGCATCGTCTACTTCTTTGGCACTAATTTTGTCATGTTTAGCCATTTCGACTGCATTAAAAGTTTTTTGATTTGCTGTCACTATTTGCCTATATTCCTGAGAATTAATAATTAATATAAATAAATCATTTGGTAATTGAGCTTTTATGTAATTAAAACAATTACTCCAACTTGTCATCGATTGTTGCGACTTATTTTTTTTAATTTCAAGAATACTTAAAAAATCAAAAGCATAAGCTTCATCTACGCAAATATTAATCATTGTCTTTATGTATTATAGGTTGGGGAATTTGATTTTTAACAAAAAAGCTTTTATCGATTTCTAATTCGTTCTTTTCGTAATTCCATTTGTACGAACAATGCCCGAAATGTTTGTTTTGATATTCTACTTTTAATTTTCCATTTGAATGGAGCCAAGTCATGTGTCTAACATGAGCATAGTGCTTTGGTATTTTTTGGTTTACTAAGTACTTATAGTTAAGATCGTCTTTACCGTTACTATAAATAATATCATTATCCCAGTAAAACTTAACTAATTTAAGTCCTCTTGAATTAAAGAAAATTCTTGGTGGGCAGAAGTCGTCAATCCACTGTTTCCCATCTAAAATATAATTCTTAAAATTAATAGAATACCACTGATTGAATTTATCATTGGAGATATAAGAGATAATTGATCTAATCTCTTCTACTGTATAATACTCATCACTAAGATCTAATAACCACACGCAATCAACATTGTCAGAAAGTAATGGAAATAAAGCTAAATTTCTAGCATCAGATTCTAGCAGTGGCTGCTCGGAAGAATTGAAGTGCTGGATTAGATTATTAGATTTTAAAGTATTAAAATAATTAATAGTTTTACTATTATCAATATTGATATTTAAATCTTTATATTCTTTAAACATGCAGGACACAAATGAAAAGACAATATCAAACTCTTTTGCTGCTTCAAACCAAGAGGCGAGTCTATTATCTAGATCATTAACGCAATCATATCCACATCCTAAAATTCCTATTTTCATATTAGATTTAGTATATTATTAGCTATAGAGACTTTATCAAATTTTTGTTTAAACAATAAACTATTCTCTTTTACGAATTTTTTAGCTTTAAAGTTCCATTCTAGGTTTGCAATAGATTGAGAAATTTTATCTGCATCTACACCTATTTCTTCCCAGAACTCTTTTGTCACAGGGTCATCATTTGTTACAATTGGTATTGTCTGGCAAACTACAGCTTCCAAAGCAGGAAGGCCGATTGATTTAAACGCAGAAGGAAACATTAAATATTCTACAGAATTATAGAAATGATTTAAAATATCATCTTCTTGTATACCATAGTAATCTCCCCATCCGGGGTTTTCTGATCCTACAATTGCAAGAGAATCAGAAGTGTCTCCAAGTTGATTTATGGCTTGATAAACAAGATTAAATCTCTTATTCATGTCTCTAGCTCTTCCGACATACAAGTATTTATATGGGATTCCTCTCTTATTTTTTATTTTATGTTCATTTGGTAAACCTAAAAAAGATACATCTTTGATAGGATTTAAAATAACAACACTATCAAGTCCGCACCAGTTTTTAATCTGCCATTGAACTTCAGCACAAATACAAGTAACGATATCTGCTTTCTTTAGCCAGTTAGTTATTTTTTCTGGATTAAAATCTCTATTAGGATTATAAATGTAAGCATACCTAGAAAGATCATATTTATTATGATCCATGTAATGAGGAGGCAAATCTAATACATTAAAGATTAGTTTAGCGTTTGGATTTCTTTGCTTCAGTTTATATGCTTCTTCATAAAATCCCGGATCATTGCTAAATATAAGATCAGGAGATTCAAGATTGATCTCATGACCTAAACTAATAAAACCTTCTTCTATTCTTGATATTTGACCACCAAAAAATCTGGCTCCGAATGATGCTATTTTCATAGTAATGAAAGTAATTCGTCAACACTTTCTTTAGTTATATCTTTATTTAATCCAACATAAAATCCATTCCTATTCAAAATTTCACTGTTAGGAAAACTTTCTCCTTTGGCAAAATCTTTAAAAGCTGGATTGATTGGAAGATAACATATAACTGGTCGAGTTTCCCATCCGTTTAAATTTAAAACCTTCTTTAAATGGCTAACTGGTCGAGTTTCTGTTATTAGCGGCAGACAAAATGGAACGATATTAGGATTGAGAAGTTTATATTGAGGAGGTAACTTATGAAGGAAATATTGCCAAATTTCTTTTCTTTGATTAACATAGTCATAATATCTTTCTGTATCTAGCAGTGCAAAAAATGCATTTAGATCAGTAGTCCTATAGTTTGTGCCTATCTTATAAAATAAAAATTCAGGATCAACATCTGGATTATCCTTTTCTATTTCGTCTCTAAGTGTATTGCCTTTAGGAAGTACTCTAGTTAACCCATGACTTCTAATCATTTGAGCATTAATATAAATCTCGCTATTTTTAATAAACTCTTCTTTCATGAAGAGCATTCCCATCTCAATACCGCAAATTTGATGCGCCCAGAAAAATGAAGTTGTAGCCATGTCGAAACAACCGAGAATATTTTTGCCGAGATATTCCCCCATAGTTGTTTCGCAAAGATCTGCAAATAGGTATGCGTTATACTTTTCTTTTAATTCATTCAATTTTTTAATATCAGGGATGAAGCCAATTAAAGCAGTGGGCCAAATCACTTTAACTTTTTTAGAATTTTTATTTGCTTCAAGTTTCTTTTCTAACTGTTGATAGTCGAAACTAAAATCTTCAAGATTAATATCAACAAAAACGATTTTACACCCTCTCATGATCCAAGGACTAACAGAAGATGCCCATGTAGTAGAAGGGACAAATACCGTAACGTCTTTAGGATCAAGATCTAAGCTTTGTAGAAATGTCTCTACTAAAAGATGATTAGCGGTCGATCCAGAAGAAACTGCTACACATTTTGTATTTGGGCCTGAAATTTGTTCCCATTTTCTTTCTAGCTCGACTACTTTAGGCCCAGTCGTCAGTCTATTATTCTTGTTAAGAATAAACTTTGCTACCTTTAGTCTATCTAAGAAAGTAAAATTATCTGTTTGTAGAGGGTATCTCATTTTTATTTAATTTTATGTTAATTTATCAATAGAATCAAGAATTTCTTCTTGATTAATGTTGTCGCAAACTCCATGAGTTAATAAATTTATATTATTGTTAAGATAATTATCTGGAGCAAATGCTAATAAATTCTGCGTATGATTTGGAGCTATGACGCAAAGCAAATTAATCATTGGATGGCCGTATGCTCCAATTAACCAATTAAATCCACTATCTGTGCCTATAACTAAGTCGCACCCTAAGCATATTTTAATTTGTTCAAATAGAGAAAGATGAGTGATTCTTGTTATGCTGTCACCAATGTCTTCTTCTTTTTCGACTCCACAATGGTAAATTTTATAGCCTTTGGATTGTATTTTTTTAGTTAGATTTTTCCAATATTTAGTAGATGGGTTTCTTATTGGAGCGTCATTATATCCAGCCCTTGCATGGATAGCTATTGATTTTTGATGTCGTTCAGTTGGGAACCATTTATAAAGTTTTGGTTTTTTTTCTTCTTTTGAAAGAGTCTCAAATAAAACCTCCTTTAAAGAAGCCATTCTCATTGTCTCTTGTACGCAAGTATAATGATTATACCAGAAATTATCAATACCTACAGTTAGTCCGGGGCAAGGAGGGTGTTGAGGGAAAGGGTCAATAAATACATTACATTCTTCGATAAGTTTAATATCGTTTGGACCCAACCCTTCATGTTGTTCTACGATATGAATTTTATCGATAAGAGGGTGATTTAAAAAAAATACAGAAGAATAAGATGTCTTTTGAGAAATTGGAAATATCTTATAAGAATTAGGGAACAACTTCTCTAAAATTGTTAAAGCAGGGAGAAACATGACCGTATCTCCAATTAAAGAACCTCTTCCAGCGAAGATTTTTTTATTCATTATTTTGTATAAAATTATTATATTGCTTTTCCCAGCCAATATGTTCAACAATGCTATTATGAGTAAAGCCAAAGATATCTTCTTGATTAAGTAAATATTTTGCAGCTATTTCATACGCCATTTCTACATGAGGGTGAATTCTTTGGAAATTTTTAAGTACAAAATTAGAAATATAAATCATGTCTCTAGATCTCAACATGGCAGGATTAAAACTCCATTCTTTTCTGGCTAAATAGAATCCATTTTTTATTTCTCCAGATAATCTTTGAACAATATCTGGTTGGTCTACTCTTGAGTATCTATGATATATTAAATTAGAATTTTCTTGTAATATTTTGACCGAATTGTCAAAAAGATAATCTAATTGATTAGTATGGAATACCCAGTCATTTTCTAAATGAAAAGTAAATGAATGGCTTTTAACTAAGTCATGGTTATAACACTTTGCCATGTCTTTAATAAGACCATGAGCATGACTTTCATGATCGTTTTTCCAATCTTCTGTGGTAGAAATGACATGAAATCCTAAAGATTTAAAAAAATTAATCTTTTCGTCAGCTATACTTTCATCTCCGGGGATTATCTTTATATGAGCAAGTTTGTCAACTTTTTGTGCGAGTTGAGATTTCTTAAATAAATCTTTTAAAGATACTATATCAACATCATTTAAATTATAATGTTGTCTTGTGCTTGTTAGGAATACGATGCTAAACATAAATTTACATTTTCATTCCACAGAACCATACGCAGTCATTAAAAATATCTTTATGAACTTGAGCAATATTGTTGTCTATACAGGATTGCTTTATATCATCCAACTTAGTTTCCCAAGAAAACCATCTTCTTTCTGATTTTGCCTGTTCAAACTCTTGTTCATTTTCAAAGAAATCATGAGACATAATAATATCTCCTCTCTTTAAAAATTTTGAATAGATATTAAATTCCTTTACCTTGTCTCCATTATCACAAAGTAACAGAGTTCTGCCTTGCTTTTGAATCAAGCTCGCAACTTCAGAGATGCATTTTTCGTTTGTTAATATATCGTATTGAAAAAATTTACCACCAAGAGCTTCGATTAAATTAATAGAAGTTTGATCTCTGACGGTATTGTCAAATGTAAAAAATTCTTTTGCAGTTTTGTGGTGCGTATTGTTCTTGTATAAAACAGGTTTGTTTGTATTTTGGCAAGAAGCTGGCATCTTGCTTAGATAACAGTATAAAGCTAATAATGTAGACAGCCCTCCATCATGTGTTCCTAGCTCAATAATTGTAGAAAAATTGTAGCCTAGTAAGAGTTGATTGATTGCTCTTGGTGCGTTTGGGTGCTGCTGCATGAAACAGCCATAAAATGGCAAATGCATATTACTAATGCATTTCTGTTCTTGATTTGTCATAAAGCTAATTGATGTTCTTTAACTTCTATTTTTGAAAAATCTGTTTTATTATCTATGGTTTTACCTGCACGATTAGACCAAACTGGTTGCCAGAATTCATTTTGCTTAATTCTTTGCTCTTTGTCTACTGCCCAATAATGAAATACATAAGGAGTTTGGCCTTCTCTAAGGCTTTCAATTGAATTATTAAACATTAATGTCTGAACAAGATTTCCATTAGCATCTATTAATTCACAAGTATCGCTCTTGTCTGTATCTATCTTGCCGTCTTGTTTCTTCGCAAAATTTACTATTCCACGGTATAATCCATCTTTATGCATATACCATTTATAACCTATATCTTTATAATGGTAAATATCGCCGCATAAGTTAATGCTTGGAATTAAAAATGCCGAAGCTTTATCTTGAGATAATAAATAACTTCCAGCCCTGCGCCATAATTCTTTTTGATATAATGGAAATCTTTCATCAATATCACAAGAAATTTTGATGTCTCCTGACGTATGTTGAAGAGCGAAATTCTTGATTTTACCATCGAATGCTAGGTCATTATAATCAAAAGCGCATTGACAGAGAGTAACATTAGAAATGCCTTTCTCTGTTAAAAAATCTGTGACGATTTCAAAGGTATTGTCTTCTGACTTATTGATTGCTATTACTGCTTCATCCATAAACTGGGAGTAGTTCAAAATAGAACCTTGCCAGTCGAACCCCATCTTTATGAGGTTAAATGCCGAAGTATAAGAAGAAAATTTCATGCCAGTGTAAAAGCTTGCTGTTTGATGCTATCTAAAGGCTCTTTAAGAATTTTTTTTCTATAGAAATCTTTTAAGATATTTTCTGAATTAATAAAGTCTTTAAACTTTTGGTCTATTTTACCAACTGCATTGGCATAATTAATAAAAGAATCAGCGGTAAATTCTAAACCTATTGAATGACAGTAGGATCTAAATTTGTGTCTGTTTTCTTCTGCTTTTAGAAATCCTTCTCTGTCATTTTCTCTCCCTAGCAAGAGATGATTGCTTCTTCCGTATATATAATAATACTTAAAGAAGTGATCAATGTAATATGACTCATCTCTTTCTGGATCATCTTCTCCATCTCTTAGTCTCCAAGTGTGTTCTTTTTTATTCTCATCAAAGAATTGAGCTAGGTCTACTGCTTGCGGTCTAGCTCCCATCAATCCCCAATGTGGAGAACCGTGAAAATACATGTCATCATAATATTCAAAAGCAAAACCTTTGCCATAATTATAAAGAGATTTGATTCCTGACTGTTTAGCCTTTTGAATCAATTCTTTAATTCCTGAAATCCATTCAGGATTAAATCTCTCTCTAGAGTCTCTGAGAACGAACCAATCTCCAATTTTTAACGGTCCTTGACGCAAGAACTCGTTCATTTGAAAGTCGTGGTCGTTTGTCCATTTTCTATAAATTACCTGACCGCAACCTTTTCTTTCTTCCAAAAGTTCTTTAGTTCCGTCCGTAGAACCTCCATCGACGTAAATTAAACCATCGAAAACTTTATAACAGTCTCTTGTTAAATCGTCTATGTTCTTTTTTTGGTTTTGCGTAATGCCGCAAAGATAGACCTTCATTTACTCATTATATCTATCCCTAAAGAATCTTTCCAACATAAAAAAGAATTATTTTTATGACCTTCTGGAACGGTGCCATTTACCCAGTTACCATTTAATATGGATTCCCACTCTTGGTCAGTCAGTTTTACATTAGGAAAATCTATTCTGTTCTTAATGGGGATGTCTATAAATACTTGCTTAGTATCTGTGTATTGAGTTAGTCTGCCGCCACAAGGATATTCACGAATTGAAACTTTACCATTGTCAGCAAATAAAAGATTTGCGACAAAGAATTTTAAGCCGTTTTGCTTATAAAAGTTTTGAACTGCTTCTTCCGTCCATAATTTATTTGCGTAAGGTCCGGGGCCACCTTTTGAATTTGGGATAGAGTTATAAAACTTTTTACTAGTTAAATGCGCTCTTTCAGAATATCTACCATTGCCTTGGTTGCCAGATAAGTCTACATGAGCAGCTTGTTTGTTATTACTTAAAGACTCTTTATAATGGTTAAACTCTTCTAATGTGAAGTCTCTAATCATGAACTGATCGCATTGTACATAAATTACATAATCATTGTCAAGATTAAAGTCATTAAAAAGCTCTCTTGTGCCTAACCCGCATCCAGAATTTTTTTTCCTTAGTACTAATTTGTCAATTAAACCTTGTTCAAAAAAAGAAAAAATGGCAGCGTGATCTTCGCCGCCATTATTCAATAGAACTATTTCGTGTTCAAACTTTGTAAAGTTCTTAATAGACTTTAAACATAGTTCTGTTTCTTTTGGTCTATTATAATTTAAAACTAAAAAGGAAACCATTATTTACTTCTTTCAATGATATTATCAAGTTTAGCTTCCAGTTTATCAAATCTAGAGTTAATATGCTCTGAGAATTTATTGAGGTCTTCTTTATTAACGTATTCTTTTGGTAGAGAAACTTCTATAGCATGTATTTTAGCCTCAAGAGTAGTAGTTCGTTCGTCTTGCTTGTCTATCATACTGAACGCTCTTTTAAATACCCAAGAAGCCAAAAACCCTAAAATTAAAAAACCAATATTAAATATCACTTGTAAATCCATTGTCGCAGCGGCTTGAGGAGTGTTCATAAAATTACTTTTTAATTCCTAGTTTTTGTACAAAACTTATTATAATAATATATATCTAAATTTATACGCATCTTTAACATCTTGAGGTGTTACAATAGGAAAAGAGCGACTCTCTGGGAACAGAAAATCGCTCTCTTTTAGCTCGCTGCGCTTTTTGCCGCCGTATTGCTTTTGTGCTGTTTCTATTTCTTTAGAAAATTCTATCTCAAGATGCATACAATATTCTACACTTTAGAATACTGTAATTTACCAAAAATTTTATAAATTTGCTGGTTCGCATTTACCGCCAGCGCAAGCAGCTTCTTGAGTATGGCTCGTCTCGTCTTCTTCCTCAATTAACTTGGTGAAATCGACGCGAGACCACTCTTCTTGGAGCTTATTGAATTTAACTTCATCTTCTGGCGTTACAACAGCCTCCATTGGGGCTTGTTGGTAAATCTTATCTCCAGAATAAGGTAGCAAAGAAACAGCGGTGAAATACTTCTGATTCTTGTAAAGATACTCTGTAACGGCATCCCATTCGTCATCTTTAACAATAACTGTGCAACTAACAGAGTGATTTAGTGGCTTGCTATTAGCGGCAGTAGTACCACAATTAACCCAATTAGTCTGAGTTAAAAGAATAAGTTCTAGATGCTGGATAGCATTTAGTTCTGATTTGATCTTAACATTCTCATCTACTTCAATAGGGAATGTAATAATGTCGTCTACCTTATTTGCACTCCAAACGCTTTCTTCGCAAGCATGGTCATTGAACATCTTAAAGAACTTATATACGTTATCTTCCTTATTGACCTGAATTCGGCGGAAGTATTTACGAGCATGGTGAGGATGAATTCCAGAAGCAGCAGAAAGGACAATTGAATTAGTGCCTTCTGGCTTGATGCAGGTAACGCGAGCAGCCTGATTAATGCCAATCTTCTTAGCCCATTCAATGTTGGTTTGAACAGCGACTTCAGCAGCTTGCTTCTGATACTCTGAATTAAAGAGAATATCAGGATTATCCATCATTCCAGTAATAGAAACGCCAAGAAGAGCTTCTTGCTCAGTAAGTTCTTCTGAAGTGTGACCAAGATAAGGGAAGGTGGTATACGAAGCTTGCAGGGTGCCAATCAATGAAGCTGCCCAAGCTGCTTGCTTAAATTCCTCAAGGGACTTAGTTTTAGCTCCATTGATGGAAGTGAGATTACAGAATTGGAAGCCGCAACGCCCATCCTTAGTGATTGGAATAAACGAAATCTCAAAACAAGGATTCAAAAGCTGATCTTCATCAACTACATAAAGGAATCCCGGTTCACCAAATTCTTTAGTCTTATTAATTAGAGTTTGGAATTCTTCATAAGAAGTCTTGCCGCGAATGATAATGGCTGAATTGTTTGATCTTGCTCTCTGAGGATTATCAAGGCACCAGTTACCAGTCTTTGCATTCATCATATCTTTATCGTTAGCGTCAAATATAACGCTACAAGCAGAGCGACGAATACCTCCAGAAAGCACAGCGTCAGCACAATGCATCAAGATATCATAAGCATTAACAGTCTTAAGACGAGTCTGATTATCGTCCTCAATTATAGCATCAAGAAGCAATTTAACTTTAAAGTGACAGTTCTTAAGACCTTTATAACCGGGAGCTTTACCGCCGCCAGTCTTGAGCTTTGCGCCCTTTGGGCGAATTTTGCTGTAATCAAAAACAATCTTTCTTCCAGAATAAGCAGTATTCTTGAAATAACAATTCAACAAAGCCTCAATTGAATCACCCCAACCTTCAATACTGTCGTTAACAATATAGGTTATTACCGTCCCCGTCTTATCTTTAGCGTTAACGAGGTCAGGCAACCTATTAAGGAACTTATCTGTAATCCCAAAGCCAACACCAGTGCCGCAAAGTAAAGTATAGAAAGACTCAGCAAAAGAGCGAATAGAATCAATATGGCGAACAGCGCAATTACCAGTAACCAAACCACTTGGAAAAACAAACGATTCGTCATCTTCAACAATTAAGCACCATGTTTCGCCGAAAATAGGTTGTCCGATAAAAGAGACGACGAAAGGAGTGTTGCTGTTTTCTTTATTATTTGGTGCATTAAAAATTCTAAATCTAATTGTTGGATTGGCTCTAGTTCCTAAATTAGTCTTTTCTCCACTTAAATCCTCTTCAGAAACAATATAAATTCCCGCGATTGGGAAGCACAATCTAATAAAATTAATATAATCTTCTCCACTGGCTTGAATGCTTGAATATCGATTGTCAGTATTGTAGTTCCTATTAGAATTAGCGTTCTTTGCGGCATCCGCATCACAATAACCAGCAACAAACGCTCTAATCATCTCTGGAGAATCAATCTCTGGATTTGGAATGGTTTTTAAATAAGAGCCAGTATAAGCAAAAAAATCTCCATTACATGACAGGGGAGAAGATGTTTTAAACCCGACTTCTTCAAAGCGAGCATGATATTTTTGGTCTTTTTTACAAAGACGAACCATTGAGTAAGAGTTGTTCTTGCTGTTGACTATTGATCCGTCTCCAAAAACATACCCATAACACCAATATAGTTTTTCTAATGGAGGAGCATCATTATATTCAAAAGAAGAGAATATGTCTTCTGCCCCTCTCAGGGAGACACCTTCTTCAATAGAATTAACAAAAGTGCCATCTTTAAGTATCCAACGATGATCTTTGGTCGCAAAAACTGTTTGTTTATTTTTACATCTAGAAATAGTTACTGGATATAAAAGATCATTACCGAAGTATTTTACAGTTGCATTTTTCCAATTGCCTTTATGAGTTAAAACGACAGTTTTATCGCCATCAGCAAAATCTGAAAATTTCTTTACCCCATTAGAGGTAATAAATGAAGTGTCTTTTGATAGACAGTTAAAAATCCTGCCATTATGGGCTTCAACCGCTTTTCCGCCAAATTGCATACTACGCATTGAAGGCGTGACCTTCTTTTCTCTAACCAAGTCAAAAGCCTTTGATATTTCATACTTGTCTTCCTTTGAAAGATGTTTAAACTTCTTCAAGTGCATGGTCTCGACTCTTGTAACAGTCTCGTCCCATGTCTCTCTTCGCTTTTTCTTTTCGTCATATTTTGCGTATTTGGTTACGAACGTAAAGTTCGCCATCTCGTCTAGGAAGTTAATAGCCTTGCTCATATTGGGATAATAGATTACACCGACAGAAAACGGGTTTGGGAAACAAAAAATTAAAGGCTTACTCTGTTCGTATGCTTTGCGCCACGACGTTTTTTAGAGTAATCTTTTAGAGCTTTATCTTTCACAGGGTCTACTCCTTTTTCTTTCTCTCTTTTTTCAGAAAGCTCTTTAGAAGAATCCCACATTTCACCAAGATTATAATTCTTTCTCTTAGTTTTTTCAACAAAATCTCGCTCAGAGTTCGCATCTATCTGAGTATCTACACTTACATTCGGAGCGAGGAAAATCCTTTGCCATTTTACACCGCCCTCAGAATACACCTTTTCAGCGTCGAGAGCAAGAAAAACTTCCTTGTATTCTTTCGTCTTAGGGTTTTGAAAAATGTAGACTGGCATATTAGAAAAGAGAAAGGATATGTTGCGCGGTCTTTTGGACGGTGAACTGCTGCTGGAGCTTCAAACCTTCTTGATTTATTTTGCTCTGCTTGACTCTGGCGATTGCTTTTTCGCAACCTTCAATGAAGTTATCCTCTGACCAATCAAAAATATTTCCTTGATTGAATTCTTGTCCTTCATGAAAAAAGATTCCATCATAAGCAGGAGTCTTGCTTGTTGGATTTATGAGAACAGAATTCTTATCATTTGCCCATGAGGTATAAGCATGAGCATTTACAATAACAGAATGTTTTCCAATTGCAACAGATTGAAACTCTGGCAAAGCCCAGCCTTCACCGCCAGAAGCTCCAAGAATAATATCTGCTGAATTTAGAAACTCATTATAAAGATTAGTCTGAGCCATGTGACCAAAGAAACTGACATTGAAGAACTTATTCCCTTCAACTGCCATGTTAATTAGTTTGGTATTATCTTCTTGAGATAAAAAGTTATTGTAAAGGGCGCATTGCAATGAGTACGCAGCGTTATTAGCATACTTCTTGATCCATGCGCGAATTGCTTTTACATGGTGCTTGCGCTTCTCAAACTTGCCACAAAGATTAAACGTGATTCTTCCATCATTGAAATACGTTTTATTTGTAGCTTTAAAATTCTTTGAATCAAAGAACAGGGGTAAATAAGAAACATTACCTACCCCATGCTCGTTGAATACCTTCACGGAATAAGGAGAAGAAACTAATACCTTGTCATTATTTTTTAAGATATTAATCTCAGTCTGAGTGAGGGCATCAAGTTCATGGAAAGTGAGTAGAAACTGCCGATCACTATAAGACTCAAGAGAGCCATTAATATGCCACAATTTAAAAACTGGGTCTTTCCTTGAATGATAACGGAGACCCTTTTTCAAGCAAGAATTAAACCAGTTCTTAAAATCTTCCGACACTTCTTCTGAACCAAAGTCAGGGTTGCCAATCATAAATAATGATGGCTCAAGCTTCAAAGAATAAATCTCTTTGAGAAGCTGAATTGAAACCTGACCAAAGCTGGTCGAATTAATCGGAAGATGCAGGGCAAATTTCATATCAAATCAAACCGTCATCTCCACTAACTTCCTTGGTCGCTGGCTTTGAAAAACCCTCGACTGCTGGCCGAGCAGTAGCCTTGGTTGCAGGAGCGGGGCTAGAAGAAGCTCCAGTCAAAGTCTCGTACTGAGACTTCTCCATGAAGATCTGAAAGTCAGGAGAACCATCACTCTTCTTCTTGTTGTTTGGGAACACAATGATCTTAACTTCATCAAAGTTATCCTTGATGTCCTTAAGTCTGAACTTACCAGTTAGATACTCAGAACCACTGGAACCCTTGCGGTTCCAAAGTGCGCCAAGTTCGCGTCGAATTGTATTGTTTTGATTGTCGTTAGTATTAGGAGTAGGCATAATATGTTCAATAAATACTAGTCCAAGCAACCTAAAAAGTAAAGTCTATTTATATAAAATCTTGCATTTCTTTGCTCTCGATTTTTGTCTTTAAAAACTCAAGAGCTTTTTTGTGAAGAGCAATCGCTGTCTGATAAGTTACTCCAAGTTCTTTGGAGATATTTTTCCATTTTCGAGAGGCTTTATCACCATAATATCTCATCATAATTATTCTTTCTAACCTCTTGTCTTTCATCTGAGATAATAGATTAAAAATAAATTCTTTCTTTTCTTCAAAGTCGTTTAATTCTTGACTTAGGTTTGCCGTTAAGTTCTTTTGATTTTCATCATCAAGAGAAACTGACCACTTGTGTTTAGTAATATTTGTTAAACATTTGTATTTAACATGGTTAGCAAGCCAAGTAGAGAACTTGCTATTTTGAGTTTCATCGAAGTTAAGAGTACATTTGTAAATGATGTAATCTTTTTCATTTATAAGTTCTTCTGGGCTTATGCCTCGTTCTTGGAGAACTTTGTTATATTTCTTAAAGATATCAAAGCATAGAGGCGAATGCCTGTCTATCAAAGTTTTTAAGGATTGGTTACATTGATGAAGTTTTACCTTCGTTACAAGTTCGTTGTCAGTTGTTTCTATCATATCTTTAAAATTTACCTTCTTTTATGCAGAAGTCAATGGATTTCTTAACTATTTTTTTCAGATTTTGTTCTTGAGAACCATGCATCCAAGTAACAGTATAATCAGAAGATTTTCTAAGAAGAGGATCATTTCTTCTCTCATCATCATTTGCAGGATCACAAATTGAGCCGTCCTGAAAAAATTTTTCAACATAAATTAAAACCCCTTTGTTTTCTGCCTTTAACCAGACTACTTCGTCGTTAGGATATTCGAAGTGTCTAATATCAGTTACACAAAAAATATCGGAAGGGTTAAAGTTTTCGCTTTTCTTATATTCTTCAATCTCAGAAGAAAGTTTAGAAATCCAATACCTTCCATTTGTGCCTTGTCTCATTATTCTAGCATAATCAACAAGTTCAAATCTCACTTTATTTTTCTCTTCAGCAGAACAATTTAAGATATCAATTCTATATTTATCTAAAAGAAAACCCTGAAGACTTTGTTTTAGTATATCAGCTAGAGCAAATCTAATCACCTTTCGGCCAAAATCTTCTAAACAAATTTCTTTTAGTAACTTATAGTAAGTATCCTTACCTACAGTAGCGGCACCTGCAATGCCAAAAAACGTATTTAACATAGTAACTATATTATTTAGAAAAAGCTGGACTGTAAAAAGAACTGCCAGCTTATGATTTTTCTTTGAGTTAAAATAGGAAATAGCTGTCATCTCTAAAGATAATTAGAGAAACAAAAATAATCAAGAGTTACCCACTTTAATCCTTCGCAGTCTGTTTCCAGATTTTCAGCCCCCTGTGGGAGCCTAGCTGATGACTAACTCTTTGTATGAGTTCTTTGTCTTTGTGGGTGGGATTTCTTTAGGACGAACTGCCAGCTTTTTCTTTTGAGAAAAATGAGGTTTCAGCTTTTTCAAAGTCTTCTCCTTGCGGAACGTCGCCTTTTCCCGAAATGGCGTTGGACTTGTTAGGTCCAGTTGACTAGGGTCTTTTTACGGGCCTGATGTCTCTTACGGTTCAAGTTGGGATGTCCCCAACAGGCTGGTCACCCAGACAAAGAACTGCCTCATACTAGCTACGAGCCTTTGGTTTTGTCAAAAATCTTTTCGCGCATCTCGTTGAAGATGATCAGGAGGTTCTTGAGGTCTTTCTCGCTGATTGAAGCAGGATTACATTTCTCAGATTGATTTTCTATTAGATCGCAATAAGAGTTAATTATTTCAGAAATGATGAACGCAGTCTTAGGAGAGAGAGTTAAGTTCTGCTCATAAGCGTCAAACTTCTTATTAAGAATCCAATAATCGTTTTCTTTGAAATGCACTTTCTTTACTACTCCGTTCTTCTCAAATTCCTCAAGAGCAGCTAGAACGCTGGCCCTTTCACTTTCAGGAGATTCGGAGATGGTTAATAATCTAATGAAATTAGTTTCACAGAAACTGTCATTTTCAAAAAACCACTGATATAACTTTATTGATGCCTCTGAGATAGTCACATTAAATGATATAAGAATGCCAGAAAAATGTCCAAATAAACTTGACGTTTCGATTTTTCCCAGAGAGAATATACTTCGATGAGACTTTCTTGGCATGAGTATGGATGCATGATGGCTTTAGCAGCTTCTTCCAGAAGCGAAGACCCTCACACTAAGGTTGGGGCTTGTATACTAAATAAAGAGGGAAGGATAATTTCAACAGGTTACAACGGATTGAAGAAAGGTTTTGCCGTCAAAGAGTGGATGAAAAAGGAGGAAAATCGTCCGAAAAAACGCGAAATAATGATTCACGCAGAGAGTAATGCTCTGTCGTTAATAAGGAAAGGAGAAGGAGAAAGTATCTGCTTGACCATATCTCCTTGCTTTGCTTGTGCTAAAGATATCGTCGCTCATGAGATTCAAAGAGTTTTTTATCTCAAAGAGTACAATCAATGCGACAAGTTCAAAGAAATATTTGATTTTTATAAAATTCATTATCAAGAATTAAAAGAAGATAGCATCGGTAAAATTAAATCTCATTTACAATTATGGATACAGAATCAATAGTACAAGTAAAGTTCAAGAAACTCAATAACCTAGCAATTGTTCCTACTCGGCAAAAGACTGGAGATGCTGGTTATGATTTATATTCAATTGAAGACTTAAAGATTAAGCCATTAAGTCGTGCCTTGGTTAGCACAGGGCTTTCGATTGAAATACCAGAAGGTTATTACGCAAGAATTGCTCCTCGTAGCGGTCTTGCGGTAAAGAATGGAATTGATGTTCTCGCTGGAGTTGTAGACTCTAGTTACCGTGGAGAAATTAAAGTCGTGCTGATGAATCTCAGCATCGATCTTGCAAGCATGATGGGCCTTACTCCAAGCATAGCAGGTTCAACTTTTGATTTTAAAATCAAAGCTGGAGACAGAATTGGTCAATTAATCATTGAAAAATATCACGCCGTTGAATGGCAGGAGGTCGAAGAGCTTTCTTCTTCTGATCGAAAGGGCGGCTTTGGAAGCACAGGTGTGTAATGGTGTCTCTGTGACAGACAATTTTGTCTCAGAATGTCGCAAATAAGCAGTAAAAAGGCGGGTTTTAAGCTTGGCACAATTCTTGCTAGAAGGTTATCGCTATGACATATTATATCTATAACAATAATAGAAAAATTCAAAGACTTAATTTAACTAGTCACGCAAATTCATTTACTCTTGATAAGTTGAGTAATGAGTATATTTGTGAAGTTGAAGTTCCCGGATTCAGTAAAGAAGATTTGGATGTTTCCGTGAAGACTGAAGACTTGGGAGAACTTATTACTATTAAAGGCAATAATGATAAGAGAAAAATAGAGACCTCTCTATGGGTTCCATCAGCAGCAGACGCTTCTCTTGCCAAAGCGACTGCTACGAATGGAATACTAACAATTACTGTGCCGCTAAAAAATAACTTTCAGCCGAAGAAACTGAAAGTCGGCTAACACTTCCACCCCGCCTTCGGGCGGGGTTTTTATTTTTATGAGTTATTTAAGTTCATCTATACCAGTTCAGATTGCTTATCTTGACATCTCATTTCTTTACAATAACAAGCCAAGAACTGTAAACGAATGGTTGCCAGTAGAGATATTCTCTGTGGTTTCAATTCCAAAGAGATGTTTAATGTTTAATGTAATGAGTGAATTTGGCGCACAATTCGCAAGAGTGCCAATTCATTATTTGTCATTTGAAACTAATCCTACTAACTATGAACTCCATTGGTTGCAACTTTGGGATAGTTTTAGTTATTATTTTACAGTTCAAAGATTTGATTATTTAAAAAATGCTTCTGCTTATATTCTTCTTAAAGACAAGAGTAAACATGTAGCTAAATACTTGTTTACAATTGATTGGTGCAATGGAGAAGATTATTTCTCTGGATATTCTGAAATATCTGCTGGGCACAAGTGCGCTCATGTGTTTGCTGGGGAAGGTGGGCAAATGTTTGCTCAACCAAATAATAGAATAGTTTGGAGAGACTCTGGAGCTTTCATAGGTTCTCCTCTTCCCCCAGAAGCAAAAAACTGGAAACCATTTGGGCATGAGTTTTCTTGTGAAGGGCTTGCTTACAAATGGACCGCTGGCGATAAAGAACTTATGTATTATGAGTTCAAGAATGAGCCAGACTTAGCCAAATAAACATGATAAAAAACAATGTATGATATAAGATATAGCTAAGATGACCGCTGAAGAGAATAAGATTTTTGAAGATGCTATTTTGCTCCAAAAGACTACTTCTTGGTGGATTACTAATTCTTCTAAAATTCTTCAAGAAATAGAAGACCTTGAAAAACAGGATTATTCTCTAAAAAATCAAGAAAAGCTTAATCAACTTTATAATAATCTCGGAGTCTTTCTGGCAAAGAAAAAGTTAGAAGAAAACAAAATTGATGAAATTTTGTCTAGGATTGATAAAATAAAGGATAAAAATGCCTAAACTTAAACGAGAAAAATATTACATGGTAGTCTCAAAGAAAAATAATTACACTTATGGAGCATTTCCCTATACAAAAGAAGGCAAGCAAGCAGCAAGAAATTACATTCAAGAAAAGTCTAACAAAAATTTGAAGTTAAAAATCAAAATAAAATAACATGCCGATACCAAACAAACGCAAGGGTGAGGATAGCAAGAAGTTCATGGGCCGTTGCATGAGCGATATCCCCAAGGACGAGTATCCAAACCAGAAGCAGCGAGTGGCAATTTGCCTCAATCAGAATAAGAAGAAGCCGAAGAAATAATTTTTATCTTTATGAAGTTAGTTATCTGCATCCCCGGAAACAACTTTTCCGGGGCTTTTCTTGATTCTTTCTTGGAGTTCTACCATTGGTGCCTCCACAATAAGATTAATGTCTTGTTGTCAAGGAAAGAGTCATGTAATATTTATTATGTGAGGAATATGTGTCTTGGCGGCAATGTTCAAACTGGCAAGCAACAAAAGCCTTGGGGTGGGAGTTTTGATTATGATTATATACTCTGGATTGATTCAGACATTATTTTCAAGCCTCAAGATTTTATTAGACTTTTGCAAATGGAGGTTGATATTGCCTCTGGTTTGTATTTGATGACAAACGGCACAAGAGAGCCAAAGCAATTTGCTACTGTCATAGACTGGGATGAAAAATTTTTTGAAAAAAATGGTTACTTTAAGTTCGTAGACAGAGAAGATATAGAGGGTAAAGTTAAACCCTTTGCAGCAGACTACACAGGGTTTGGTTTTATTTTAATTAAGAAAGGCGTATTTGAGAGTTTGGATTATCCTTGGTTTCAGCCAATCTTTTTTAACATTGGCAACGCTCATGACTTCTGTATGGAAGACGTTGGGTTTTGCTTGAAGGCAAAAGAAAAAGGCTACAAAGTATGGATCAATCCACAAGTGATAGTGAAGCACGAAAAGAAAATCCTTCTAGATATATGAGAAATTTGAAAGTCGGACGCTTGACTCTAATGGAGAAATTCTTTAATACCGATTTAGAATTGCTAGTAGAAATCTGGAAAGGCGAAACTGAAAATGAATATTTCACCCTTGATTTCGCTTACAATCATTCTTCTTGCGCCGTGATGGGTTCAATAAGTGATAGAGAATCTACTCTAGGAAATCACAAAGAAATTCTTTGGGCAAAAGACGAGTTGTTTCATATAATGGATTTAGGAAAGTATCTTGGTTGGAATACATCAGAAGCAGTAATCGAAGATTTATCTGAAAAACAATGAACGTAAAACTAGAGAATTACCTTTGCCGTCGTTTTGCTCCGTTCTTTGAAGGTAAGAAACATTCGTTTGAATTTTCTGACGGGTGGTTTTTTATTCTTCATTGGACATTTCAAAGAATTGAAGATAGAATCACTGCATTAAAATATCAATTTCCAGAAAAACCTACTTACTTCGTCGTAACAGAAGTGAAAGAAAAACTGGGTATTATTTCTTTTGAATTTAAAGGAGGAGAAGATTATGCTATTCAAAGTTATATTGATGCGGCTCAATCTTTAAGTTCCTTTATTTGTGAGGAGACTGGGATCTTTAATGAGGCTGTGGGAGTGACTTTAAAAGGATGGCAAAAGACTCTTTCTAAAGATCAAGCTGGATTTAATACTGGTTGGCGAAGCAAATATGACAACGATCTACTAGCGATCATTGAAGAAATCAAAATAAAATGACTGAAAAAGAAGCTCAAAATCAGTGCCTTATGATTAAGAAGACTTCCAATTGGCTCAAGAAAGAAATCGCTTGCACCACAAAACTTCTCAAAGAAGCTCAAACTGATGAAGAAAAACTTCAGCATTTGAATAATTTAATTTATTTGAGAAACAAAGCTGGGGCAGAGATCTCTCGGATCAATGGTCTGATTCGCAGGATGGAAGACGAAGATTTTGAATTTTGACCTTGCTTTCTGCTTCCAACTCCCTACACTTGACGCATGGTGAACTACGGACTTTGTTGCATTTCCCTTGTTTTGTCCGAAAAAGGGGAGAAATTCCAGACCTTGACCTACACAAGGTTCAAGAGTCTTGGCGAGGAAGAAGGCATGAAAGTTCTCTCCAAGAGGATCTTAAATAATTTCAACATCACTCTCAAAACCATTCAGCACTGTAATCAGAGCAGAATAGGTTCTTACAGGCTTTCCAGCGAGATCACTCCTCTAATTAGCCATCCAGAACTTGATATAGACTTAACTGACTTGCAAGATGCGGAAGAAATCTTCGCCATCATTGATCAGACTAAGAAACAGATCAAAGATTCTGGTATCAGAATCTCCGCTCACCCTCCAGAGTTTGTTAGCTTCACAAGCCAGAAGGAGGAAGTTATTAACAACTCAATCAGAGACCTAGATGAACACGCTATGCTCTTTGACCTTTATGACTGCCCCAAAGATTACCGTTCTCCTCTAAACATTCATATTAGACAAGACGGAGATCCAGAAGAGCTTTCCCAAAAGTTTGTTTCAGTTTACAATCGCCTCAAGCCAAGTGTAAAAGATAGACTGGTTCTTGAAGTAAACGATAACAAGAATGGCACTTGGTCAATCAAGAACCTTATCAAATACTTTTATGAGCGGCACGGCATACCCGTGACGTTCGACTCTTTGCATCAAAGCATCCTGCACGGCGATCAATCTGATGAAGAAGCCTTCAATGATGCTTATCGCACTTGGCCCACCAAACCTTTGTTCCATTATTCGGAAGGTATAGATGGCACTCGCAAACACGCAGATATGCCGTTAAATCATCCAAAAAACTTTGGACAAGATGTTGACTTTGACATAGAATTGAAGAGTAAAGATTTAGCGATCTTTAAATTGCAGAAAATTGCCGGGATAGTTTAATGGTAAAACTTCAGTTTTGTAAACTGAGTACGAAGGTTCGATTCCTTCTCTCGGCTCCACTCTTTCTCAAGGCTCCATTTAAAGGAAGAAACAAAGGAAACGGAAGGCATCTAAGAAAACAAAGGTATTCAGAAGGTAAAAGTTTTTAAATGAACGTCTCAAGCGCAGGTAATAAAATCTTAATCATTTCCGACATCCATAATCAAGTTGGAAAACTAAGCAAGATTATTAGGCACGAAGCCGCCGACATAAATATTGTGTTAGGCGACTGGTTTGATAGTTATTATTATAATAGGGATGAAGATTATAAAATTACTGCTGATTATTTGATGCGCTATCTATCGCATCCCAATAATCATACATTGTTTGGCAACCACGATCTGCACTACTTGTTTTATAATCCTCATGCAATGTGCAGTGGGTATGAGCATAGAAAATATAATGCTATATCTGAAACCCTTGGAGAAAATCGCCTTAACATTTCTAAAAAATTTGATTGGTTTGCTTGGGTAGATGGATATCTATGTACTCATTCTGGCCTTCATTCTAATTTCATTGACCCTACAGCAAAGGATAATTCTGATATTAATATTTTCTTAATTAAAGAAAGAGAGCGAGCTAATGTTAAATTAATCTCTGGCGATGAGCATTGGTTTTATTCCGCTGGTCTTGCAAGAGGCGGACCCTATCCCAAAGGAGGAATAGTTTGGTTAGACTTTGATCGTGAGTTCGCGCCTGTTCAAGGATTGAATCAAATAGTTGGTCACACTCCTCGCAAGGATTCTAAAATTGCAAAGTACGCCAAGACAGAAAATTACTGCATTGATACTTCTCTAAATCAATGGCTTACTATAACTAATCAAAAGATCGAAATTAAAAGCTATAAAGATTTATGAAGTATTATTTGTTTCTAGATGATATTCGTTATCCAAGCGATGTTACATGGGTAGATATTCCTGACTATGAATGGACAATTGCCCGTGACTTTTTTCAGTTTAAGGATATAATAAAGATAAAGGGAGTTCCTTCTTTTGTCTGTTATGATCATGATCTTGGCGCACAGCATTACCGTGATCTTAAAATAATTCTAGAAACCAATAAAATTGACTACTCTAAATATAAAGAAAGGACTGGCTACGATTGCGCTAAGTATTTGGTTGAGGTTTGTCAAGATAAAGACTTGCCTCATCCAGATTACGAAATCCACTCCATGAATCCAGTTGGGGCAGAAAACATTAAAAAGTATATTAATAATTACAATGCAACAAGAATTTGAATTCCGATCTCCAGAAGAGATCGAAAAAGCAAAACAAATTGAAGCAGATAACGAAAAAACCTTTCAAGAAATGTTTTCTGAAGCTCCTGATGATTATGTCTATAATAAATATGTAGACTTTTTTCTTGATCTTTTTCCATTCCGATTGGGATGGAAGGCTTTGCGCTGGCCCAGCGAAATCAGGTGGTGGGCTAAATGCAAGTATCAGAAGATTAAATATGGAGTTTCTGATGAAGATGTTTTTTCTTTGTATTATAATATTGCCATCTTTGCGCTTCCTCGCTTAAAGTATTTTAGAGACAAGGGCAAGTCTGGCATCCCCGCTCCATTTCTTCCTGAAAATTTCCATACCCTTGAAGGCGATGCTTTTGATAAAGCCGAAGAGCAAGCGGTAAAAGAATGGAAGCGTTCTCTTGATGAAATGATTTTTGCTTTTGAGTATATTATTGATGGTGATAAGTTTTGCGAAATGCCAGACGCTCTTTTCCATAGAGAAATTGGCACAGAGCATACCATTGAAGAAAAACAAGCTTGGAAAGAGTACATGGAAAAAGCCCAAAAGCTTAACGAGCGCAAAGATAAAGGGCTTGAGCTTTTTGCTAAATATTTTGAGTGTCTTTGGATATGAAATTTACATCTGACCAAGTAGCGTTTATTAGATATACGCGAGCTAGAATAAAAAATTTAGAAGATCATCAAACTGAATTGTATAGTGATCTACTTGATAAGGTAAAAGTAAATGAACAAGCTGAAGAATGGCTGTTTGATTACGTTTATAATAATTTCGGTTCCATAAAGAAAATAGAATCTCTAAACAAATAACATGTCGAAATTACATTTTGTTCCTAAAGGCTGGGGGTACGAGAAGTGGATCGTTAACAATGATAAGTATTGCGGTAAAATTCTTTTCGTTGTAAAAGATCGTAAGTGTAGTCTTCATTATCACAAACTAAAAGATGAAACATTTTATGTTCAGAGCGGAAAGATAACTCTCCACTATGGTATGGACGAAGAAGCTGCTAGAAGTAGATGGATTACTCTAGGGCGAGGCGATAGTTTTCATATTCCTGTGGGAATGATTCATCAATTTTGTGCGTTAAAAGACAGTGAAATTATTGAAATAAGCACTCAGCATTTTGATGAAGACAGCTACAGAATCGAAAAAGGAGACTAACGTGTTAAAAAACAAACAACTCTTAAATGAACTGGCAAAAAATATCCGAAATATTGATGCCAGCGAGCAACCCAATCGCATAGTCAAGAATATTGATAAAGTCATTCAAGATTATTATGTCAGATTTTATGATATGGTCGATAGTAGAAAACAGTTAACTCAACAAAAGAATGGACACTGTTGCTAAGGTCTCAACTCCTTGCATCAGACTTTGTAAATTAGAAGATGGTTATTGCGTGGGTTGCGGAAGGTCATGGAGACAAATTGTTGATTGGCCCCAATACTCTGAAAAAACAAGATTAGAAATAATGGCGGCTTTGCCACCTATTAAAGATGAACGGAAAGGGAAGTTCTCCTAGAAATTGTTTTAGTAAACAGTTCAAATCTAATTATGATGAGATTAACTGGAATCAACCAGTTAAATATGAACAGACCCGTAAACACAATGAAACTCAAAGAAAAAGAACTAAAAAAGTATCACCACCCAAAAATAGGCGATAATTTTCTTTCAGGAGACTTAATTCATTTGCTAGACGATGAATATGTAGTAGTCTCAAAAGATAGCATTCTTCTCAAACAGCAGATCAACAAGTACAACAAAGTATACCGAAAAAATGGAAAAAGATAAAGACGATTATCTCTTGATTCCAAAAGAGTTCGCTCATAAAGGCTACCAATTCAAGTTCCTTAAAAAACTTGAAGGCGGGTGGATGATTTATGAGAAATCAAAAGAGTCCAATAAAACAAAGAAGTATGAACTCGTTAAACCTAAAAGACAAGATCAGTTCGTCTTTCATGGTAAGACTATTGAAGCTAAGTGGGTCTATCCCAATGACAATGCTTTTGGCAGGATTGGCTTTGATTGCGTTTCTCTTGCTGTGGCTATTGAAAGGCATAGAGAAATCCTTGCAAATAAGCAAGAGCAAACTGAGAACGCTCAGATAGAACTAAAGATTCCCAAGGGAGAGTTTACACTTAAGGATTTATTAAGCTATAATAAAATACCTTATCCCAAACTTTATCTCAAAGTTAAAGAAATGGTATTAGGAAATACCCTTAAGAAAGTGGGTCAAAAGAAAAATATTAAGGGAAAACCTAGCGATGTTTTTAAATTGGCGTAATCGTCCTTCTAGACAAGAATAATAAATCTCACACCGCCGAAAGGCGGTTTTTTTGTGTAATTTTTTATAGTATGTATAGCGCGACACCAGAACTGTTTCATGCATCGTCAAGTTATATTTATGACACATCAATGAATTGGTGCATCACAAATGCTACTGTTTATGCGGGATTAACTTTTAGAGAGGTTTAATATGAAATATTTAAAGATATTAGTTTTAATTAGTGTTATTTTTCTTTCTGGCTGCTTTACTGTTTCGCCAACCAAGCCCCCTACTGTCAATCAGCAAATAATAGATGCCCAAGAAAAAAAGTTAGATAAAACTTTAGAGGAGATAGATAAAAATAACAAAGGTAAAAAAATTCAAACCTCTGCTCTTGCTCAAGGGATACAATATTCTCTTAATCAAGTAACTAATCCTCCTATTCAAGTCGATACAGCAAAATCTTTGAACGAAAGAGTAGTATCTATAGTTGGTTCTCCTCATATTGACGAGATAAACAGAATTAAAGCTACAGTTGATTTGTTAAATTCAGCGATAGAAGAAGAGCGTAAAAAAGGCCAAGAAATGTTGGCTAAAAGAGATGAAATAATTAATAAACTTCAAAAAGAAAAAGTTGAACTTAATGAAAAATACGACGATCAACTTTGGCAAATGACAGACAAGGCTAAAAAGGCGGCGGAAGAAGCTGATGCAGCAAAGGCCACGCTTAATTCAATGAGCGGGATGTTTGGTTTGAATGCTGTATTTTGGGGATTAAAGAAATTCTTTTTCAGTGCTTTAACTGCAATCATTATTTTTTCTGTAGTGTTTATTATTCTAAGATTGCTTGCTACTTTTAATCCAATTGCTGCCGCTGCATTTTCTATTTTTGATATGGTAGGATCATTAGTCATTTCTTTGTTTAAAGGTTTGACTCCTAAAGCGTTTGAAATGAGCAACCTTGTCAGTAAACAAAAATTTGACGAATATAAGAGTCCTCTCATTAAAATTATAGATGTAATACAAGATATAAAAATCAAACAAAGAGAAAACCCAGACAAGACTTTTGATGTGCAAAGTATTCTTATTCAATTAGAAAAAGACATGGACGACAATGAAAAAGATTTAATTAATGGAATTCTTAAAGAACTAAAGTGGAAAAAATAGTTGACAGACTGATTTTCTTGCAATAATATCTCAAATATATGGACCAGTCCCTAAAACTCATCCAGCAGCTTATAGAAGCTAGTTATGAGAAAGATCGACAAGATAAGTTAGCCGACCCATCTAAGATCGGAGAATCATTTTTTACTCATTACTTAAAGTTGCTCAAGCAGTGCATGGAAGAAGAGTATGGCAAAATCAAGAAAAGTTAGTAATGAGTATTCTAAAGCTTGGGACGAAACTTACAAAGATCTTCCGAAGTGGAAAAAAGACATAATTGACATTGCAAAAGAATCTAAGAAAGAAGATGCTTTTTACATTGCTTTCATAAAAGAAGTGATAAGAAAAGCTGAACAAACCTCTTGTGAAAAAGGCAAATCTTGAAAAGTGCGTTAACCTTACAAAGGCTTTGCGCGAGATTGATTCCGATTTAAAATGTCAGCATTTTTCTTTTGTATTCCACAAGAATAGAATAATTACTATTGGCAAGAATTCTAGGAAAAGTAATCCCACCAACCTTAAAAATCCCAAAACAGGCACCAACGGAGAAAAAGTAAAAGATAAATATACTTGCTCCGAATTAAATGCCTTTATAAAATTCAAGAATCTCACTAATATAGATTTCTCGAAAGTCAATTTAGTCACCACAAGAATAGACAGAAATGGTGAAATAAGGAATTCTAAACCTTGTAGTTCTTGCCAAAATCT